TCAACTCGGACGGCGTCCGCGCAATGTGCTCGATGCCGATCGACCTTGCGTTCCAACCACTTGCATGCCAAGCGGCCCGCGACAGCTCGACGAGCTGCACCACTTCGCCGCCGCGCCCCACAACAAAGTGCGGGCATGCCCTAGTCTCGGCACGTTGAAACCGCTCGACGCAATTGCGCAAGTTCGGCGATCCGTCGGTGATGTGGATCACCACCTTGTCGACGACAGCGCCTTTGCGGCTGCTGTGATTCGGCGACGGGGACCAGACCGCGCCAGGGTATTCAGCTTCCATGGTCGCCCCCCAGCTCCGCCTTGATCGCCGCGACATCAGCGTCAATGGCCGCGACGGCCTTTTCGCCTTGTGGCAGCTCCTCAGCCGCTCGCGCTTGCTGCCTCACCTTCGCCGCCGCCGCTATGCTTGCCAGAAACTCGACAATAAAGACCAACAGCGACGACATTATCGGACCCCCTGACAAACGACCTTGGCGGCGGCTACAAGCCCTTGCGACACCACGGGAGCTGCGGCAGTGGCCGTGCCCTTGGATCGCGCCTCTTGCACAGCCTGAACGCTTTTTGCTGCATCCCCGGCAGCCTGAGCGCACGCCAAAGCAAGCTCACAGCGCTCGGCCTTGCCTTTGGGTGGTGCAGACACACACGACGCCTTCGCCCGGTCGGCAAGGCTTTGCAGCACCAACTGATCGGTGAGGCCAGGGCCACAGCCGAGAAGTAGCAATAGCGACAAGGCGATGATTTGACGCATTAGCTCTCCTCACCGACGCAAAGGTGCCGGTCTGGACTGTCGCACGGGATGAAAGCGTGGCTGGCGAAGACGCCAAGACGAGGCAGCGACGAGGACGGCTTAGAGGCCATCTCCTCGTCGACAGTGCGTCGGGTGCGCTCACAGCACTTTTGGTTGCCGCAGCAATACTCAGTTTCGCGGTCGCACTTGACCTCGTCGCACTCATTTCTTTGCAGCGACGGCGGCGTGAGAGCGGGACGGCGGGACGCGATGAAAGTGCCGCCGCCGAAACCGAGCGCGAACGCCAGCATCAGCACGACGACGACAGCGCCGACCTTGGCGGCGATGCTGCGCAGAAGCGTCTCGCTGATCCGCGCCCTCTCGTCGACGCGGTCGATCTTGCCCTCGATCTTGTCGACGAGTGCTTCATGCTGTACTCGGGCCAGCTCCCTCGTCGCCTTGATATCGTCGGCAGCCTCGACGCCGCGCTTGGCTAGCGCCTCGCTCATGTGTAGCCGACTCGCCGCCAGCTCCTCGCGAATCGCTGGTAGGGCAAACTTGATCGCTACCCACACAATCAGCCCCGCCGTTGCGACCGGCGTGACAGCTACGGCGAAAGCCAGCCACAGATTCGGCTTATTCTCCAATGCAGCCCGTACCGTCTCGACGGTGGAAGGTTCAACCATGACTAATCCCTCCACTTCCTTGCCTTGACACGCACGGTGCAGCTCGTCGTCGCTGTCTTCCACTGGATGGCGTACCCGCCGAAGCCGGGGATCGTCAGCTCACCCGCGCACGTCTCTGGCCCACCCGTTGCGTCACGGCTGGCGGTGATTGCGCGGGGTATCGTCGACGTGTCGCCGCTGTAGCTGACCATCAGGTCGCAGTCAGCGACGGGTGACGTATTGAGCAAGAAACCATGCACGTCAATCTCGGCGCACCAAAACGGGGCAGACCCGGTTGCGTGCGTAGTGGCCGTCTGCCAGGTGATCGCCCCCGCAGCGCCGCCGCCACCCGAGCCAACGATGTAAATGTCGTCCAGCCAAGTCACGACGCCATCGCGAGCCGAAAACCGCTGAATGAAACCGCCCGCGTCGACGAAGAAAGCAGTCAGGTAGCGGTACGTGAAGTCGCCGCTCTTGACGTTTGGGAATGGCAGCGACGAGACACCGTCAGGCGTCAGGATGCCGGGATTCGTCGCCGCCTCGACGACGATGGACTGCACGCCATTGCTACATCGAGCGAAGACCACATGCCAAGCACTGTTCGTAAAGCTGCCGCCGCTGACGTTCGATGCGTTGATCGTCATGTACGGGAACGCGACGTAGGTCCACTTGCCGCTGACAGCGTCGAGGATGTGCATCGGCGCAATCTGGCCGTAGACATTGACTTGATCGAGGCAGTACAGCGAAAAGCAGGGCCGGGCCAGCGCCGTCACCCAGCTATTCGCGCCGATGCTCGCCTGCCAGTCGTTGAGGTCGGAAGCTTTGATCTTCGGGGTCGCCGAGGGCGTATACGTGCGCCATGGCGTGAATGGGGTCGTCATGATCGTAAGGGTAGGGACGACTAGGCGACGGGGATGCAGGCGTCTGGGGTTGCGTTGTCCTCGGGGATCGCCCCGTGGTCCGTCGGGCCAAGCAGCGCCGACTGATAGATCACACCATCCAGCCGCGTCGAGTAGCGAATCGAGAGCATCGCGTCCTGTGCCGCTGTCACGTCAACAGCGGGGCCGACCAGTGCTGCGTCGACGATGACGCCGTACTCAAACTTGGCCAGTGACGATGCTCTGCCCACACCCTCGACGAATAACCACGCATCGTCGACGCTCCCCGTCCCCGACTCAGACCACACCGACAGTGACCACTTGCCCAGCACGCGGGGGGCGCGGATCGTCGGGAAGTGCAGTCGCACGGTCTGCGCCACGGCAGCGCCGCGACCGAAAAGGCCAGAGGGCAGCGTCACATACGCCCCGTTGGGGGCGTAGAGACGCCCGATGAGCTTTGAGAGGTCGCCGTGTGTCAGTGTCACGTCAACCTGTGCCCCCGCGCTGCTGACCGGCCCGTCGTTATTGACCCAAAAATCGACATCTTGCAGAATGACAACCCCAAAGGAGCCGCTGCCGAGGCTGCCTTGACGGTACGTGTGTTGCGTGCGCTGCTCATCGGCGTCAGGCTCGATGACTTCGACATCTGCGGCTGCCATGTCCAGACACGGCGCGACGACGGCGCGGATCTTTGCCAGCGTCATCGCCCCACGCAGCCGCAGTCGAGAAACGACTTGATTGCGTCGCTGCCCCAACGTCCCGGTCAGGGTCGTCCTCGTCTCGGCGAGGCCGAGATTGCCTTCCCACTCAACAAGCCTCGTCTCACCACACGTCAGCGGGCAGGAGTCAAGGCCAATTTGATCGACCGTGGCGACCACCGTCTCGGCGATGACCTCGGCATCGTGGTCGATGAGTCCGCCGAAGATGCCGCCGTCGACGGCGATGACAGCCTCTAGGCCGGGCGGGAATGCTGACGCAAGCTCGTCGCGTACGTCTTGCTTGGTTAGGCTTGCCATGGGTTAGCCTCCGAGGATCAGGACTGACGCCAGCTCGGGTATCTGCGGGCCTTGACCGGGCGTAGCGTCGAGCATCTGCACATCTGCCGTCGCAGGCGTCCCCGCCCCGACGGCGAAGGTGACGCCGAGCACTGACGAAGGGTCTGCGCCTGCATTCGGCAAGACGGCGAGCACACGGCGACCGTCGGACGCCGTCGCGTTGAGCGCGGCTTGGCAGATGCCCGCGACTGACACCACGTCGACCCATGAATCCGACGGATCGAGGTATCCCGCAAGCCGCGACGGCCCGATGCTGTCGATGTAGTTTTGAACCGCGAGGGCGACGGGCAACACCGCGCCGCCAGCCTGATACATGAAAGTAGGCGTTCCACTGATTGTCGTGTCGACAGTGAGCGTCGCTTGGCCCGGTCCCGGCGAGTTGTCGACATAGGACAGCACCCGGACCACCTGCGGCACAGGGGTAGCGCCGACGAGCTGGACACGCGGCTTTTTGCCGTTGTCGACGGCGGCGGCAAGCGTAAACGGTGTAACCGCGTTCAGTACAAGCGTAGTCGACGCCGCCGAGAAGACAGCGGTGGGCAGGTTGGTATACCACCAGTCCCACGTAAACGCCGCGCCGGGACGGATGTAGATGACGATGGACAGCTTCTCGCCGCTCGGCATGTAGGGGCGATAGACCGTGATCGAGTCGGTGGCGATCCGCTTGCCGTCGATATACGTCTGGATCTGCGCCGCTTTCGTCGCGCCGGGGTCGCGTCCGCTGCCGCTGCCCGCAAGCAGAGCTACAACACCACACGTCCCGAGGCCGTCGCGAAGGGGCAGAGCGAAAGCGCGAACCACGCCGATGCTGCGTCCCTCGCTGTCGGTCGACTCCTCAGCCCAGCGCCGGATATCGGCAGGCGTTCCCCCTTGGACCGGGTAGCGGAGGTAGTCGAGGATGCGCTGGGCAAGGCTGATGTCTGACTCAACATCGTACCCGTCGGACGTTGCCCCGGTCGTGTAGACATAGGGCGCAATACCAACGGGCGGCGACTGCCACTTGAGCCGCGTACCGACCGCCAAATTCCCCGCGCTTCCTGTCGTCACGGCGTCGACAACGATAGAGATGTTGCCGCTGATGTCGACGACAACGCCGGTACGAAGTTGTAAAAGCACTGTCCCCGACGGATCTGACAAGACAGCCCCAGAGCTGATCGGCGTACCCGGTACGCTTCCGGTCCCCGTCGCCGTGCCACCTGTCGCTGACACCGCCCCATTGCGACCGTAGCCACCTAGATTCGAGGGGACGCCAATGGTGTAGGCCCAATTTTCGAGGGCTGCCGAGCTGGTCTGAGTCGTCGGCACACCGTCGACGTAGGTGACGACAGGCAGGCTGTCGCGCTGATACTGCTCAGCCGAGGCGAGGACTTGTGCCAAAAGCTGCGCCAAGGACCGCGCACGCTGACCCGCATACGACGACTGACCGACAGGTAGCGCTGCGAGTTTGGGCTGCCGCGCAAAGGCCGCGATGCCGATTTCTAAGATTTCGTCTTCAGAGAGGGCCATGGTGCTCCTAAAAGCCGAAGGAAGCGGACTTGCTGCCCGCCGCTGTCTGGTAGTTGAGAAGCAGCGCCCACCGCAGCCCGACACGCCGAGCATCAGCGCTGCCGCCCGTGACATAGCCCTCAATCTTCGCCGTCGCTAGGGCCTGATTCCCCGCCGCCGCAAGCTGCGACGCCGTCGCGTAGTTGCTGTTTCGCGTTTGTAGCAACGACGTGCCGTAACCTGCGTCCCAACGCCATTCTCCGCGCTTGGCGACGAGGCAGCTAATCACCGGATAAGCTGCCCCCTCGTCAAACGCCAAGTCGCCGTCAGAGCCGATTGCGAAGTCGTAAAGCCCTGTCGCAGCGTCGCGGGCTAGGGTGTGGTCGAGCATCACTTGCAAGGGTAGGCTTACGAGCCGATGTCGACGACGCTTGAGCCCTCTGTGACGGTGATCTTCTGGTAGTAGCTCCCCACCGCCCCGGCGATAGGCGTCACGAAAGGAGGCCCCGGCTGAACAGACGACCAGTTTACCGACGTCACGACAGGGACGCCTGACACATTGGCGACGACGACGAGCAAGTATCCACAAGCATCGGTCTTCCGTGCGGCGGGCTGCGTGTGGGTGTCACAGACGGTGATCTTGCTTCCCGCCTTGGGCGTGATGATCACGTTCCCATTCTTGTCAAGCAAAATTTTCTGCCCGAACTTGGAATAGACCGCCACCTCGCCCTTTTCGAGTGCTGGCCGTGTCCCCGGCAGCTCGGTCGCCACTACCGCGCCATTCGCGCTGCCACCGTTGACAGCGACGACGACGGCTTCTGCGCCTTCCGGGACGTGTGAGGCGATGCCGTAGTGCTGATAGATCCGCGCCGTGTAGCTGCCCTCCTCCTCGCCAGCCTCGCTGCCCCAGCCTTCGACCTCGATGTGGCCGTCAGCCGATGGCGTAGCGATGAGGGTGCGACGGACAATACTGGCCAGGTAGTTGCGCAAAAAATCAATGAGGGCTCGACGGGTCAGCATACCTGTCAGGGTAGGGCGTGAAATTTGAGGCCGCTTGGTCTGCTTCGTCAAGGTAGTGCTAGGGCCTCGTCGACGAGGCCCGGTCGTCGTTATGCCGCCGCCCAATACGTTTTGCCGGTTTTGCGCATATGTGCGATGATATCGGCAATAAAGGTGTCATCCATATAGACACGGAGCTTATGCGCCCAAGCCTTACACGCCGCCGCGATGTCGTCGTCAGTGTCGAGTTGTCGCATGTCGATGCCCCAACTGTGTGCATTAACCGCGAGGTCGGTGTCAGCGCAAAAGGCGTAGGCGACAAAGTCGCGCGACGGGCTGAGGTCACGGTATACACCGGGCAGTTTGAACGGGGTAGCGGCCAGCTCGCCAGCCTCGATCGGGCAGTGATCGGCTGCTCGGCCACCGGCCCGGTTTCCGCACTCCCATCGCACTCCACGACGGGATGCCCCGATGATGCGGGTGTAGACGCGCTGGCGCGTCGGCAGGACGTTAACACGAAGATGCGTCAACAGCGCCGACTCGGCGGCTTTGACGGCGTCAGCGTCGAGGGTGCCGTTGGATCGCGTCGCTGCCGCCAGTGCGGCGGTGGCTGCGTCGAGGTCGCGGATCAGGATCAGGGTGGTGACGTGGTGGGCGATGAGGGTGTTCATTTTTGCTAGCTCCTTAATGTAAGGTGCTATGTTTTTCGGCGCTTTTCGACGAACGCGACGATCTATTTTGTAAGTGCGCGGAATGATTCAAAACAAAGTTTTCGGCGTGTAAAGCTAACTGCCCAATATCGACACAGTGCGTGAACTGCTGTTCACTGTTGACGATTTTGTGGGCGGCACGACTATTGCACTGAGAGGCGATGACATGTAGGCGAATAGATGACCTTGCTTTGTGCAAATCGTCAGCGACGGGGCATGCACAAAAATGCAAGCGATCTGGTGTAAAAAGTGCAGTGATATCGCGATGATGACGTTTATGACGTTAAAATAGAGGTCCAGGGGTGGAGGACGGAGGTAGACGCCTCGCCTAGCGCGGCCCGGTCGGCGGCTTCGTCGCGGCGGCGAAGCTACGAGGTGATGGGATTTCACCCCACGACGCTGACAGCAGCCCCGGCAAGCGGCACGTTAGGCGACAGGTGTCGCCCTTGTCTTTTGCCGTCACAGCGTTGACGGCGCTGATGTAGAGCGACTGCGAGATGCCGTTGATCTCGTCAACCACGTCGACGAGCTGATCCGACTCCCACCACGTCCCGTTTTGATGCCAGTCGTCGACTTCGTACGTGACGGTCCAGGCGTCGTAAAGCTCCTTCTTTGCCCGCCAATCAGCCATCTTTTTGGCGAACTCAGCCGTCTGCATTTCTGAGTCTGCAAAAGTCAGGCGTCTCGGGAACGGCAAGGCGTCGGGCTTGCGGACGGTGCCGCGCCGCTTCTGGGCATTCGGGTCGGTCGAATTAAGCAGCGGCGTCCCGATGACCTCGCCGATGCAGATCACGTCGGTATAGACCTTGTCCGCCGTCGAGGCCGTCTCGAAGCTCATCACGTTACTCTCACGTCCCGTGAGACGGATTGTGTACGCAGGCTTGCGACTATAATCAGGCAACCACGCTTGCAAGTACCCATCGACGCTGACGCCGACGAGGAGGTTGAGTCTTCGCGCGTAGGTGGTCAGAATGTCGAGGTAGCTTTCGCCCGGCTGCACCTGGATCGGCATGATGGGCGTGTAGAGGGCTTGCCCCTGCGCAGCACCGCCCGCAGCTTGAAACCCAGCCATGCCGAGTTTTAGGCGGCGGTTGATGTTGTTGTCGAAGCGCAGTCCTCGAAAGATCCCCTTCGGGATAAACTTCCCCGTCGTCACGTCGAAGATGTCGCGGTACGTCCCTGACTTGAGGCGATACCAGAGCGGGGCACAGTCGGTGAGACGGTAGCCCCGATCAGCGATGGCCAGCTTGATATCAACACCGCCACGACTGCCGCTGACTTTGATGTCCTTGACGTAGCCACTAAAGCGTTGCGCTTCAGCGCCGCCATTGACCGCCGGGTGGGCTGTGAAGATGCTCGCCTCTTGACCGAGACGCAGCCAAGCAATCATCGCCGCCGGGTTGCGCGGCGACAGGGTGACGTTGCAGAGGTCAGGGCACTGGTTTACGTCGCTGCTGTAGTCGAGTGCCGAAACCTCGGTCACGTCTTTGCCGTCGATGACCAAGCGAACTACTGCGCCGATTCTGTCTGCCACGCTGGGAAGGGTAGGCAGCGACGGGGCGTTACCAGCTCCCCGACTGATTTGTGTCTCGGTAGGTGGGCTTGCTCAGCTCGCTGGCGATGGCGCTGGCGATCTGTTTGGGCTGCTTTTCAAGCGCCGCGACGACATCCTTGTTGCTCGTCGCCGTCGCCTGGGCTGCCGCCGGGGGCTGCGCCTTGTCGACGCCGCCTAGCCATTTCGGCATGTGCTCCCAGACGTTGATCCCCTTTTCAGCGACAGCGTGGCCGATGCCTACACCAGCCGTAGCCCCAGCACCCAGCAAACCGACGACCTTCCCCGCGCGAGGGTCGATCTCATTCGCGATGTCGTGGGCCATCTTGCTGTATGCAGCTACACGCCCCGTCTGCGCCGCGCCCTTCGCCCCGAGCCCTGCGACAGCCGCATCGCTGACACGAAGACCCAGCTCAGCACCCTCCCGCCCCGCTGCCTCGCTGTCGATGTCACGGACCTCTCGCTGACCGACCTTCGTCCGCTGGTAGTCACCGAAAGCTACGCCGAGAGCGCCCTGATTGCGTGCGCCCTGTGCTGTACGATCGGCTTCGGCGAAGTCGGTACGGCCCAGCATGTCGCCGAGCTTTGTGCCGAAGCTAAACTGCATGTTTCGCCGTCGCGTGTCGGGGTCAGACCACTTCGCCTTGCTGGCTGCCTGCACGTCCCGCAGCACGGCGAGCGGGTCGACGATCTTGCCCGTCTTGTCGTCGGTGATTTTGCGACCAAGTAAACGCTCTATGTCCTGGCTGTGCGACTGCACTTCGCCGATCGCCATCGCCGCAGCCTCGCGAGCGCGGGCAGGCGACAGACCCTTACCGGCGGCGGCAACGAGGGCGATCAGTCGCGTCCGCGCTTCCTCCGACTCGGTGCTGATTTCGCCAAGCTGAGGCCCAAGCGCCGACAGCGTGTCGAGCAGTGCCGTGGGTCCGCCTACGGCCCCGAGTTTGTTCGCGATGTCCTCAACCTTCCCGAGTGCCGCCGTCGTGTCGCCAACATAACCGAGATTGTTGCGGAGCGTCTCGCCCCACATCAGCGCCTTGTTTGTCTCAGCGCCCCATGCCTTCGTCGCCTTAACAAGCCCCTCGATCGCGTCAGCGCTGCCCGCCGCATCGTAGGTCACGTCGCCAAGCGTTGACGCGAGCTGCGCTACAGTCGACGCTGACACACCCGTCGCCTTCTCGATGTCGAGAAAGCGCTTCTTCACATCCTCACCAGCCGCGCCAAAAGTCTGCGCCATGCGCTGCGCCGTCGCGTCGAGATATTTGACTTGGTCGACGGACTTGGCGAAGTTCATCTTGGGAATCAGGTTGATCGTCTCACCAACGGACCACGCAACGCGCCCAAGCGCGGCAGACATCTTGCCAAAGCCTTGGGCGCTGCTGTTGCCGGTGTCCTCAGACTTCTTTTTGATGTCGTCGAGACTCTGCTGTACTTGCTTTGCCCCGACGACGACGCCGTTCGCATCAAAGTCAACAGCAATAATAGCGGTCTTGTCAGCCATTAGGTCACACTCCGAAGCTGTTGCTTGATCAAGTCAGGCGATGGCAGGCGCAGCACAGCCCCTTGCGGGATGGCATGAGGCGTCGGAATGCGGTTTAGAGCTAGAATCTGCGCGTCAAGCGCCCGACTGCCACCACCGTAAACCGTTGCAATGAGACGAGAAAGCGACGTGCGGCTCTGCACGCTGTAAGCAATGGTTGTCGGCGTCCCGGCGACAGCGCGATCGTAGGCTTGCCGGGCGTATCGGTACGCGAGTAGGGCAGCAATACGAACCGACAGCGGTGCAGATGACCGAATCAGTGCTTCGGAAGCCGTGAACGCATTCGCCACCGCAGCTTCCAGCTCGGTAAGCGGAGCCATCTCGGTCTGGACCGCGCTGGATGCGGCCAGAATCGCGCTACAGGCCGTTTCTAGGGTCTGGGCATGTCCTAGCACTACCGGCCCTGCGTTCGCGGCTCCCAGCGTGGCCTGTTTCGATTTCTCAACCGCAGCGGTGGCGGCGGCCACAGGCGATGCCGATGGGATGTTTTTGATAAAGTCGTCAGCGAGTCTCAGCTGGTAATCAATCGCGTCGGTGGCTTCGCCCGTGTTCTCGTTGAAAGTGAGGCTTTCGACGACAGCATCGAGGCTGCCGAGACGAGGATGCGTCAGCGTCCCGAAGGGATCGGCGAGGACTGTGTCGGCGATTAGCCTGATCCGTCGCTCCACGTCGGCGGTGCGCGAGTCAGCCGTCGCACCGTGTCCCACGCAGACGCATGAAAACGTGTACTTTCGCGGCGGTGCCCCGGTCCACTGATGGACAGCGCCAGACTGTTTCAAAAATTGTCGCTCGGCCACGCCCGTCTGAGCATCGACGCTATAGTTGGTCGCCTCGCCGAAGAGGGCTAGGCGTGTACCGGAGCGTGTAGTGAACTCGAAGGCTTGCATCTACTTGCCTTTCGCTAGGGCGCTGAAAGCTTCGCGAGCCGTCTTCGCGTCGGTGTTGTTTTTCGCTTTGCCCGTGACGATTCGTTTTGCCGCCTCGACGACGCAGTCCCAGCGCAAAAGATCCGCCTCGTGGATGTCAACGGGTGACGCGACTCCAAACCACAGCTCGGGACGGGTGGCGACGGCCAAGACTTTGAGCACAAGGCCAGGCCGTCCTAAAAATGCTTAGTCGCAGCCCCGACGATTTCATCCCGGCTGCCGGTCGGAATCAAACCGGCCAGCTCAGGGTAATGGTCGACGATCATCAGGTTGTATTCGAGCTGAAGGAACTCGACTTGCTTGACGATGAGACATTGACGCAGCCTCGTCGCCGTCGCGAAGGGCTTTTTTACGTCCTCCTCGTCTCGTAGCACCTTGGCCAGCCATCGCCAAACAACCTCCTCCTCGACATCCTCAGCGCCGAGCTTGGGTCGTAAGCGCTTGCCGTCCTCGTCAGCGAAGACGAAAGCAACGGCCTCAGAGCGAACGGTACGTTGTTCATCTGCTGTGATGGGGATGAGTCGGGCCGACGCAAGCGCCGAGACGAGGACGCCTTCGACTTGAGCTTGCACGGTGAATTTGACGAGACGCCCGCTGAGCGGCGTGTTGCCGTTGCGGGCGAGGATGTTTCCGAGGTCCATGCCTGCAAGGGTAGGCGGGGGACGGCGATGCGGTAGCGACGGGGCGGGGTTTAGACTTCGATCAGCTCGGGCGAGACGCCTTGGAGCGTGATAGTCGCGTCGTCAGTGCTAGAGGCGAAGGCCGCTGACGACAAGCCGCAGTCGAGCAGCTTGTATCGTTGCTCGCCGATGACGAAGGTCAGCGAGAAGCCCTCAGCCAGGGGTCCGCCGATGATGTCGAGGATTTCCTGACGCTGCGCCCTCGTCGACGTGGTGATGTTCCACGCGAAGTCTGCGACGCCGCTGACACGCTCGGCGCGTCTGTTCATGTACTTGACGATTTTCTGCGGCTTCTGCGGCGTCACCGACACCGAGGTCACGTTGCCGATATAGACATCGTTGGCCCAGAGGGGAATTTGTCCTACAAGCTCAGCCATAGTAAGTGCTCCAAAGGCCGACGACCCAGCGTCGGCCCGAAAGGGTTATTGCTGGACCAGCGCGACGGCAATTTGATCGATGTCGCTGACGACGCGCAGTGGGGCAGCCAGGTCAATTTGATTCGGGCCGACCTTCACACCTGCGAGGACGGCAGCCTTGAGGCTGTCGATGTCGTCGTACACGTCTTCATCGTCGATACGCTTCAAGACTTCGACGAGAGCCGAGCGCACGCCTTCGAGCGTCACGACGCGGGAAGTGCGGGCGGTGCCGTAGCGCTTCAGCGACTTGTTACCGAACCGCGACGACAGGAACACCCGAATCGACTGCCGGATGTAGTCGGTACTTATGCGCCAAGACCACTTCTCGGCCATCTCATCGGCTGCGCCTTGCGCCGCGTAGGTGCTGTTGCTTCGCAACACCGCGTTGCTGCCCGACGAGTCGACGACGATCGGAGCCAGCTTGTAGGCGCCAATCAGCGTGTTGCACTCGGTTCGCGTCGAGCGGTCGGGCTTGCTGGGTACACCGAGCGGCGTTACTTCGTTGGTGCGCAGCTTCACACCGTTGAAGTTCTGCGCAGGGAAGGAGGTCGCAGCGACTTCAGTGGCCACGCGGGCGGCAAGCTCCCAAGATGCCTGGGGGCTTCCGGCCTGATGCAGCACAACGTACCGGCTCGTCGCGGTCATCTTTGGCGACGTAGCGTCGGGCAGGTTTGCGGTGCTGGCGTCGGTCGCCGAGTTACACTGAGCCAAAAACACCATCTGGCCTTTTTCGTAGGTTCCCGCAGCCTCGGTGGCCTCGACGTGCGAAACCACTGCCGACAGGTTGCTAGTGTCATCGAAGCTGACACCCCATGCCTTGAAGGCTGTCTCGTCGCTAGACAGGCGAGTCAGCGCCGTGGTGATCGCCGCTGTCCCGGTGCCCGGCGTGTCGCAGGCAACGGTGAGCGTCTGCCCGGTGACGCCTGACAGTGAGGCAGAGACGGGACGGTAGGGGCGAGAGTTGCGGTAGTAGAGCACGATGCTGCCGTCGGCGGTGCCGGGGACAGCGCTATCGCACTGGAAAGCATCGGCGCGGATTGCAGTCGAAAGGCCAGCCGCCGACGCGATGGCGGTGTCAGCATTGGTGATGCTGTAGCTGACCAGGCCGACGCCGAGCTTGAGCGAGCACGTTCCCGAGGCGGTAGCAGCCGAGGCAAAGGTCAGAGTCCCTGGCGACGCGGCGCAGAGAGAGGCTTCCTGATTTTCAAAATCGATCTGCACAGCCCCCGGATCGAAAGCACCCTTCACCCGCTCGACGACGGTGACAGTGTCGGTGGCGACAGTGCTGGTGACGGGGAACGATGCCACAGCGTTGATCGCAGTGTTGAGCTTGGCGGCAATCGCTGCCCAAGTGTCGCCGACGGACACACCGACTTTGACCGACGACCGACCACGGTAGCTAAACGTCAGGGTGTCGGCGGCGCTGGCGGTGGTGGCCGAGCTGACAACGCCGCTAACAGGCTTGCCGAGGATCTTGACCTTGCAGCTACGCACGCTGCCCGACGACGGCTCGGCGAGTGGGACGATCCAAAACTCTGCCCCGATGCCCTGCGGAAGCTGCGAGACAGCGGCGGCGAACATGTGGGCGAGCGGCGACCAAGACTTGCAGAGCGCGTCGACTTGCGCTTGCGAGATGACCTGTCGTGCCGTGTAGAGGTCAGCCGGGGAGCCCGCACCGACGTAGTGCCACAAAAGCACCTTGTTATTCGGCGACGCCGTCAGGCCAGCGCCGTTGAGATTGACCTGGGTACTGATACCAGGGAGTTTTTGCCCCGCCGGAAGCGAGACGAGCGGAAAGGTTGCCATGCAGTTGCACCTCGATGAGATGGGTCTTCTAGTCAGGGTAGGGATTGAGACGGTACAGCTACGGCACGGTGAATAGTGCGCCCATGTCGACGGAGCGTGAGCAAACGAAGTCATCGCGCACAACGCCCGTCGCGTCGGTGACGGTACGTCCGATGCGTAGTCGTCCGGTTGCCGCAGCGGGCGGTGTCTCATCGTGGGCGACTACGGTGAAGTACAGCGCCCCCGTCGCGTCAGCGTCTCGCCAGATGTCCGAATCGGCGGCGAGTGTGACGCTTGCTGATGGCGAAGCGACAGCGACGCCACCGACTGTGACAAGGTCCGTTGCTGGCCCAAAGCTGCGAAAGAAGCCGGGGCCGACAGTGCACGCGAAACCTTTAGCGACGAAGTTGAGAGGGTCGAACGGTACGTCGTCGTAGATGGTTGCCTGTGCCGACTGCGTCAGCTTCGGCTGCACGTCCACCCGCAGATCCTCTAGGTCTTCGTCGGGAATGCCGACGCTGACCTTGACGCGAAAGACGAGCGTTCCGCAGATGATCCGCTCGTCAAGGTCTTCCTCGACGATGTCGAAGTCTCCTACTTCCACGTACTCAATCCCGTCGACGTAGGTGTCAAGACCGGCGAGAAAGTAGCGCAAGTCGCCGATCATGTCGGTCAGCGACGGATCGTCGGCGGCGAAGGGTGACTGAAGCAACGCCCACGGGAACAGCTTCGGCAGCCGCAGGTTCTTGCTCGTCACAAACAGTGTGTAGGACAGGTAGTTCCAGTAGTAGCGCCCCGGCCTCGCTGCCGCCTTGTCGCGGCTAAGCTGGTCGCCGGTAAACCCCATCTGAATCGCGGGGGCTTGCGCGATCGTCTGCTCGGTAAGCGTCTCGATCGTCGTCTGACCCTCGTGGACGAGCACGGCCTTTGCCCACCCGGTCTGCTTTGCAGCCAACATCGCGTTGATGTTGGGGCCGTAAGTCATCGCCGACGTGACGCGGTGCCAGCGACCTTGTGTTACGCCCGTAACCTGTATCACGTCAACGCCGTCATGTGCTACCGTCGAGGCTAGCACCCACTCAAAGCAGCAGCCTTCACCCGTCACGTAGACAAGCCCGCCGTCAGCCCTTGCCGTCAGCGTCGCGGGCAGGGCAAGTGTAGCCAGATTCGCGACGGGGGTGTATCGCTTTAGGAAGGCGAGCCGCAGCGCCCGCGCTATCGTCGCCGTGACGACGCCGAGGTGATTTTTCATCGTCAGAGAGGGCATTACTTGGCCTTTCCGAACATCGCGTCGAGGACGATCTGCTTCATCTCGTCGAGATCATCGCTGCTGATAAAGAGAAATTGACGTTTCGGCACCTTCGCGCCGTGACCCGCCGTCCCACCGTCGTTATGTACGGCTGACCACGGCACCTTGTTTTCGAGGGTGACACCCCGCTTGCCGACAACCTTCGCGACGAAAGCCCCGATCAGCTTGCCGAGTGGGGTAGCTACGTCAGACTTACGCTTCTCGACGACGCCGCGCTTCTTGCGCCGCGCAATCCTCGCGATGATCGCCTTGTACTTCTTCGTCGCTGCCGCCCTGGCGTCGTCGATAGATCCACCCTTTTTCTTCAGGTTGCTGAAGATTTTCCGCCGGACGCCAGCCTTGACAGTGCCGCGCTTTGTCGTCGAGGACATCGTCGTCGCCGCGTACTTTTTTTGCGTGCTAGGCGCGAGAGGCGCAAAGCCTTCGCCTGCCTCCATTCGCTGCTTGGCCTTGGCTTTCAAAAAGCCTGCGACCCGTCGGAGCACGTCCTTCGGGTCTTTCGCTCGGGCTACTAGCTCACCGAGCGGCTTGCGCTCCTCGATGAAGCGAAACCGCAACACTACCGTCCCCCGAGGATGCCGCCGCTATATCGCATCGTCGCCGTCGAGACTTTGACACCGCCTTGCGACATGTCCACGCCACCGCGACCAGCGAAGCGAGCGGGAGGCGTAGGCGTTCCGGTCCCCGCTTTGCCTTGGCCGATTTTTTCCAGCTCGTCTACACAGTCTTCCTTGAGCTTGCGAATGCCGTCGGGGATAGCTTGACCGCCTGTCGCGTATTGCCAGACATAGTAAACAGCGAGCGACGCAGCGAGACGAATCACTTTTTGCGGGAAGCTCGATGCTCCCCAAACGACCATGCGTTCGCCAACGTAGCTTTCAACATCGGCGCTGGCGTCTTGTCGCGCCTTCAGAAGAGTCGTCGTGTCGTATACGCCGGTCTTGTTCGGGTCTAGCGCCTGATTGATCTGATCTTGACCGCCGAAGCGGTCGATCACGTCTTGGTCGGTACAGACGAGAATTGCTGCCATAGCCGTAAGGGTAGGCAGCGACGAGAATGCGACGGGACGTTGTGATGGAAGGGAGGAATCGGGGCAGCCGTCAGGGCTCAGTGAGCGCTAGCGGCTGCCTCGATTACGGCTCGACGAACTTGTAGCCGAGTTGTGGGTAAAGGTAGCCCATTCCGTGGAAGCCGCGAACGCCGTAGTTGATCACATTGCGGGTCGTGCGGCTGTGAGCGTTGGGATCGCCCATGCCCTCGACGAAGGTCTGCCACGGCTCGACTATGCTCAGACAGAACGGTCGGTGCTTGTCCGACACGATCTTGAACATGTACCAGCCCTTGCCCGAGTCCTTCGCAGCCAGGGTCGGCAGGAACAGCACGTCGGCAGGGCCAGAGACGATCGGCATCTCGTTGCTCTGCGTGGCGGTGCCAGCCGCAGATCCCACAAGCGCCGCGTTCAACTCGGTGCGTGCTTTCAGCTCTTGATCCTTCGTCGACACGACGATGACGATCCGTCCAGGCATCGACATCGGGAGGCCGTTGAAACCCGGCACCGCCGCGAGAGCCTGAAGACCAGCGACGATGTTGGTCCGATTCAGCGCCGCACTGGGGTTGTAGTTATCAAAAGTTGCCAGTCCGTTACGATTCGGGTTGGCCTGATGACTGCCGCTGCCCGCCGCGTAGGTGAAGAACGGCTTGTCGTCGTACGGCGTGGTCGCCGTATGGCCATCGGCGAGCATGTCGGCGAGCAGCGCATCGTATTCAAGCTGCGCGTTCGCGACGATCATCGGCAGGTTCTCTTGGAACAGGCCGTAGAGGTCGGTGAGCTGCGTACCACGGGCGATCACTTCACCGTCGGGAGCCCACTCATCGTGAGTCACCGAGAAAACCACGCTCTCGGGCTTGGTCGACGGCAGGTTCTCGTACGGCGAGCGCTTCGTCGCGCGATTGCCCCACGTCGCGAGTGGGAATTTAACTTCCATACCCGCGACGGCGCTGCCCTGTCGCCGCATCCAAGCGAGGGCGTTCACGATCGTCGAGGGCGAGACGGGTCGCTGGTTGAGGGACGTGTCAATCTCGGTGCGAAGTGCCGAGATGTCTTGAAAGCTTAGGTAGCCGGAATCCATAGTCTTTTGCCTTTCTTGCTAGAGGGTTGGACTACGGAATCCAGACCCGGAAACGGTTTCCGCCGAGGACTTCGAGCAAGGTGATTTCAAAGTCGCCAGCGGCGATGGTGGCCTTGCAGGTGCCGTTGTCACTCAGCGCGATTTTCTCGCCAAGCAGCGTCGCCGTCGGTGCGTCACCGCCTTTGCCGACGAGGATCGCGGCGCAATTGCGGGTGAACAGCATGCGCTTGCTCAGCGCCGAGGCGGTGCTGTTGGCATAGCGAGCGGTCGCGACGCCGAGGCAGCCGATGCTGCCCGCAGCGTAGGTGGTGTCGACGAAGTTGACTGCGCGGCCCGACGAGTCGGTCATCGCAATCGCGCCCATCGGGATGGTGGTGGACGCAGCCAGCGTCGGGCAGACGATCTGCTGGATCGCGCTGTCGTAGAGGGGCTGCTGGAGGTCTACAGTGGTGGCCATGTTCAAATCTCCGAGAGAGGGTTACTGTTTCGACTTGATCGCAGCGTCGGCGCGATCGAGAATTGACTTTGCGGTGGTCTTGGCACTGTTCGCCTGGGGTGCGGCGGGCAGCACAGGGGCACCGAGCGCGGCAGAGCGGGTCTGTGCGCGATTCAGCGTCGACGCAGCGGCGGCGGCGCGGACAGCGGCGGCGATGCTTGCCGGGGCGGTGCGCTTCTCGATCTCGTCCATGCGGGCCGAGAGCTTCTTCACCTCGGCGAGCACGTCACCGTCACGCTTGGCGCGTTCCTCGTCGTCGGCTTCCTTCGCGGCAGCCTCAGCGCCTTCGCTGGCCTTGCTCTGCTCAGGCAGTGACTTGATTACCTCGTCGAGAAGGGCCTTGTCCTCATCAGTTTTGGCTAGGTACTGAGCCAGCGCGATCAGGACGTCGCCAGCGCCAGCGGACTCGTCGAGTCCGAGCTTTTTCAGGGTTTCAGGGTTCATGCGGGTTTTTGCCTCGATAAAGCTACGAAGCGCGAGCGCTTCGGGATTGGAGCCGACGATGACAAGGCTGATCTCAATCAGCTCCGCCTCGTCGATGACGATAGCGTCGCCCTCGGCGTGCTGACGGATCGGGTTAAAGCTGATTGAGCAGGCGTTGATCCGCTTCTCGACGACGGCACGGAAGCAGCGATCGGCGAGGCCATGCGTACCGAAGACCACGGCGAAAAGAAGCTGGTCGCCCTCGACGCGGAGATCACACACCGTCCCGATCACGTCGTCGGGGTCGGCGCTGCGGGCCTCGGTGTCGCCAGTGCGGTGCATCCAGCAAAACACCGGGTTGGCGAGGAAGCGCTCTAGCCGCAGCCCCGACGCCGGGACGATTGTCCCGTGAGCATCGAGAGCGGGTAGGACGGCGAAGCTCGCTCGTCGCGATGCAACGTCAATGCCGCCGATGTTGCCGATTTGTGTAGCCATCTGGTTTTCAGGGTAGGGGCGAGACGCCGTCGCCGAACCGAATCCAATCGGCGGGGTGTGCTTTGGGTGACAGCGACACAGCAGCCCCGGTGATTTCACACGCGACCGGCTGCGGCATCTTTGACGCGATATCAACAGCCCGGAACGTGTGGTCCTCGGAGGTGTCGAAGCGGTAGGCCAGGGTGCAGTGTGCAACGTAGCCGCGCTGGTCTAGCTCGCCGTACTTTGCAAGCACCGTCGACACGGCGTCGTTTAGGTCGTCAACACCGTCGACGGCCATACACCATGCTTCGCCCGGCTGATCGTCGTCGCCGACTACGTCAAAGATGATCGGCTTGGTCAGCTTGACGACGGTGGTGCGGGATAGCAGCGGCTCTAGGGTAGCGCACAGCGCCGGGACGTTGTCGGGGGATATCTCGACAGTAGCGACGGTGACGTGTAGGTCGTCCGGCTGCTCAAATCCTGGGATCGCGATCTGCTTCGCCACGTCTAACGGCAGCGGCAACAGGACGGCGACGCTGATGCGCTCGTCTTCGACGGGGACGGGGGTGTATGCGCGGGTCTGCATAGCTTGGGTGGGCGGTTCCTCCGTCGCAAGCGTCGGGTTAGCCGCCGGTCGGATGCCGGTTTCCTCGCGAAGCTGGTCAGGATCGATCTCGATGCCTGCCCCTTTCACGTCGAGGAACATTTTCAAGCGCTCGGGCTGCGACAGCTTCGGGTTGACCTCGACGACGATGCGGGGGGAACAAGCGCGAACGTCAGCCGGGGTGCAGCCGCCGACGATGTAGGTACTAAAGGCGCGGGCGAAAGCTTCCGCGTTCTTGTCGACGAGGAAGCGAACAAGCTGTGTCCGCAGCGTCTCGGACATCATCGCCGCGTCCATGCGCTGAGTCGCAAGCTGCTGATCGCTGTGCGTCGAACTTGCGTTATACGATCCCTGACCCCCCAGCTCCTGAGTTAGGGTATTGCTAACCACCAACTTTGACTTTTGAGAGTTTAAGTACCCCAAGATCGCTTGGTGTAGGTCGTACATTCCCGCCGGGACGGGGGTCGTCTTGACTTCACCCCACGCCCCTCGCAGGATGCGCCCGACGCCGTTGCCGAGGTCCGCCAGCGTGTCCTCGGCTTCGGTGATGTCTTCGGGGAGCAAGTCCGCGCCGCTTTCCTCGTCGAAGGAAAAATACGGCGTACTGATTCCATATGTACTGAGAATGACTGACCATTTACCTACGGTCATGCCGGTAAGCTGTGTCAGGTAGTGCGCCGCATACTGGTAGCCACGGCTGCGCGTCGGGCCGTCGCCAAAGCCTTTGTGGACCACGAACTTTCGCAACGGGCGACCGTCGAGGGCGCGTTGCAGGTCAATCGTGCCCGCCGTCCCCATGCGCAGATACGGACGATCTGAGACGATGTCGAAAACCGCGTTGCGGTTGCTGACCGGCTCCATCGACGCGACGCACTTGGCGTCAATCGTCACCGCCGTCCGGCTGTCGATGGCGACCCGAATGCGTCGGGGTCGGTAGACAATCTCGCTGATCGCAAAGCCGCTCGCATTCGCGTAGCCCAGCTCGCCGAGCGTCGACGCAAAACCATCAATGTCGTCGATGATGGCGCGAACAGCAGTCGCGACGAGTACGGCGAGCTGCGTGCTGTTGCACGGCTTCACCCTCACCGGGGCATCAAACACGGCGGTGCGACGGATGCGATCCACCGACTGCAAGTGCTCGTCGTACCGCAGACATCGCCGGGTCAGATCGTCGAGGGTGTCGCACCATCCGGTACGGTCTGCGCGTGCGTGGACGCTGCCAATGTTCATCGGCGTCAGCGCCGGGAGCGGCTCGGTCCCGATCGGGGTCCAGCCCGCCGCCGATGTGACGCGGGTGTATTCGGCCATCTGTGACGACACAAGCGACTGCTGCCGCTCGTCAATGATGATATGTCCGTGATACGCCGCCCGCAGTGCGGGGTTTCCGGCCTCTTCCATGTCCTGGGGCGGGATCGGCGCTGACCGCTGTTGCTCGCCTCGCTGCCGCGCCGACTGGAAAGCCTGCCACGCGGCCCGCTGTGCAGTCTGCTGTCGCCGCGTCGATGGCAGTGCTTGCTTGACCTTACCGAGGATGCCGTCGAGCGCCCGTTGCAGATTACTGTTCATGCCCGTAAGGGTAGGGACGACAGCGACGTGACAGCGACGCGACCGGCGCGGTAGTGACTAGCTCCGTCCCATCCAACCCACCGACGGCGGGTGCCTAGCCCCGCCACCCATCTCACGCAGCGATTGCCGAGGCTGCGCCGTCCCCGCCTTGGCCTTCGTCTCTGCCGTCTGTAGCTCCGTCAGCACTGCCCAAGCAACGTAGGTCGCTGTGTCCGTGAGGTGCGAGTGGTCGCCGACGGGGATGATGCCAAAGCGCCCGCGCCCGGACTTGCACTTCGCAAAGCTCTCGCCCATCGTCAGCGCCTCCGGGTCGACGACAATCGCGGGGTAGCCGTTGGCTCGCCGCTTCGTCAATAACCCGACGACGCGACCGACGGCTGCTTCCTTCGGGCGCGGGTTGCAGCTATACATCCCCGAGGTGCCCTTTTTACGTTGCGCCCCGACGATGACGTAGCGTCTGTCTCGGAAAAAGCGGAATGAGACAGGGCCTCTGCCGTGGTCGCCTTTCTGCCATTGCCCAGACGCATCGCCAATTATCAAGCTGTTCTCCGGCGAAAAGCCGTCGCCCGCGATCTCATCGATCAGACCCTCCTCGTCAGTGGCCTCGACGAAGTATGATTTGACACACCACAGATGCCACTCACCCGGCAGCTTGCCGACGACTTTCCAAACCGAGGCGACCATAGCGGGCCTGCCCTGGAAGTCGCAGCCGATGATGTAATCCCGCTCGACGCCCGCGATCTTGCGCGTGACCTCGCGTGTCAAGTCCGGCAGCCCTACTTGCGGCATCGGCTTGACGTGCTCCAGCTCGTCCCACGGCGGCGCGTAGGCGTAGTTGCCAGCCTCTAGCAGCGCCCCCTCGTCGGCGTCGTCGGGATCTAGTCGTCTCAAGGTGTCGAGAACGCGCTGCCGTTTGTTCTGGTCAATCGCGTCATTCAGCTTCGGGTCGAGTTCAAAAAACGGGAAGCTAGCGTCAGGGCCAAGTTTCTTCTGCTCCTTGGACAAAAGCGCGATCCAATTGGCCTTGCTTCGTCGCGGACGATTTGACGCTCCAATCCAGAAGCCTGATTTATCAGCCTGCGCGTTGACGATATTGGCGAAGGCGAGATGAGTCTGCTTGCCTGCTTCATTCTGTAGGGCAATGTCGCACCTTCCGACTCTCAAAGCCTCCGGGTCCTCCGCCGTCTTGTGCATGATCTGGGCTCCGTTTAGCAAGGTGTAGGTATGCGCGGGCGACGAAACACCAGCCATCTCGCGGTAAACAGCCCAGCCCGGCTGAAGCAGCGCCCGAAGCCCGCGGTCAAGCTCCTCCAGAGCTGGGTGGTTACACGAGACAAGCCATGCGATCAGCGGCGTCCCGTCGACTCGTCCGACATCGACGGCGGCGAAAAGACAGCCGAGTAGACCGACGACAGTTTTGCCCGACCTTCTTCCTCCGAAGGCGATCAGGCCGTCGATAGTGGGCTCCTTCCGTCGCCACTTCGCCAACCACGCAGCGAAGGTCCGAAAGGCGGGGACTTGGGATTCTCGCAAGTCGAAGACAACGGGACGTTGTGGGGGTAGTCGCTTGCCGTCGCTGCCGTTGCACCACTGGTTATAAAGCGCATCCCACACACCGCCGCCCATCGCGATGTCGTCGACGACGAGAACGCCGAGGCGCTTGCCGTCGCGGAAAATCTCAGTCCCCGTCTCATATTTGCGGGCAGCCTGGATCGGTCGCGTCGAAATCGGCACCTTGTCGTCGCAGCTAGCCGCAGGTATGGCCCACGCCTGTCCGTCCGACGATACGCAAGGCCCCGGCGCGGGACGTTTGCCATCATCGGCGACGATGGTGAGACGGCGGACACGCATGCCCATGTCTACATACCTCCCCACCGACGCCGCCGCCTTGATGTCTCGTCGAAGATCGGCAAGCAGCTTTGACGCCATAGCTACACCTTCGCCTCTCGTCGGCGACGCTCGACTAGCTCTTTGAGTCGCTGCCGCTCGGCCTCGATCTGCTCACCGCGCTCGATTTTCCCGAGCAACGAGAATGCTTTCGCGGCCTGCACCGCCCGATGGCATGCGCCGGTATCCGCTTGCTCTAGCGTCGCCACAGCATGCAAGTGCTGCGCCAGTACACGGTACGTCCACAGGTGTAGGTACACAGGGTCTTGTGGAGGCTCGTCCGCGTCGAGCTGCACCGGGACGTGTGTGTGGTCGTGGAGTCGACGAAGCGTGTCGATGGCTTCGGCCTCGGCGGTGCGGCCAGAGAGCACCATCATGTACCGGGCCAGCTCGCAAGCGACCGTAGCCCGTGCGGGCTCCAAGTTGCGCTGTTGACTACGTCCGCACATGACTAGGACGGAGACAAGCCACTCGTTGACGGCAGCGACGCCGTCATCAAGTGGAGGTGCAGCGAGCTGACGCAGTGGCGAA